ATTATGTGCGGCAGACAAACAACGGCTACAGCGGCGAGCTAGAGATGGCGCTATTCCCGGACGCGGTCCTAGCTGAGATGCTTGGCTGGGAAGTCGACACTAACGGCATGTTGGTCGAGGACGCAGATGGCGTCGCCAAAGAATTTGCTCTGATGGGACAAGTGCAAGGAGACGCGCAGAACAGGCGTTTTGTTTTCTACCGTTGCACCGCAAGCAGACCAACACAGTCCAGCGCAACCACTACCGAGTCCATTACTCCAACCACCGAAACACTGAGCTTAACCATACTGCCCCTTGAGCACGACGATAAGAAGATCGTTAAGGGTGTCATTGAGCCTAACGAAACCAACCAGGCTATTTACGACGCATTCTTCGATGATGTGGTATTACCAGACGCCACCGCACCATTGCCATAGGAGGGATAGCATGAGAACGGTTAGGCTAGGCGAACACGAGATAGAGCTGAGGGCTACGCCCTTGGCTCTATTTTTCTACAAGCAGGCATTTGGCAGGGATCTGATCGGCGATATCAGCTCGTTTCAATCCATAAGCCAAACACTGAAAGACGGCGATTTTTCGCAGTTCGACTCCGTTCTGCTTTTGCAGCTTGCCTATGCCATGAACAAGGCATCGAAACCCGGCAAGACCTTTCCGGCGTTTGAGGCGTGGCTGAACGAGCTGGACGCCGTTGCTTTCGATGATCCGGAATGGATGGTGGGCATTGTGGAAGAGGCCGTGGATGGCTTTTTTCGTACCACCCGAGCTGCTGCCGAAACGCAAAGAAAGCCCAAGAAATCCAAATCAAAGGCTTGACCTGCTGCTCCTCTCAAATGCAAAGAAGATGAATTTGTCATTTGACGAACTGAACCTGTTCCGAGTGCGGGACTTTATTGAGTTTACGGGCATCTATTTTGATGGCCAGGGTAGCGGGAATGAGACCCGCACGGCTACGCAGGCAGACATAGACGCGTTGTTAAGCTGAGGCACCCGTTATGGGTGCCCTTCTGTTTGGGGGTGAAAATATGGCAACAATCAAAGGCATTACTGTACAGATCGGTTCTGATACCACTGGTCTGCAGGCTGCTCTCAAAGATGTAAACCAGCACTCGCGGGAGATCGCTAGTGAGCTGAGACAGGTTGAGCGGCTACTCAAATTTAACCCCCACGACACGGAGCTCTTGGCACAGAAACAGCAATTGTTGTCCGAGCAGGTTGATAACACCCGCAAGAAGCTCGATACCCTGAAAACCGCTCAGGAGCAGGTCAACGAGCAGTTAAAAAAAGGCGAAATATCTGAGGAGCAACACAGGGCCTTTCAGCGCGAACTCATAAAGACTGAGAGCCAGCTCAAAAACTACGAGAAGCAGCTTCGGGCCGTAAATATCGAAAGCGATGCGTTCAAGGTGGCGATGGACAAAGTCGGGGAATCACTGGAGAAGGCCGGCAAGAAAATGGCAGACATCGGCAAAAACCTGTCGCTCAAAGTGACTGCTCCGATAGTTGCGCTTGGCGCAGCCGTGACCAAGGCTGGTGCCGATTTTGACGCAGCCATGACCCAGTCAACTGCCATCATGGGCGACCTCTCAGATGAGATGAGGGATGAGCTGTCTGATACTGCCCGCGAGATCGGGACATCCACCAAGTTTAGCGCAACGGAAGCTGCTGAGGCTTACGAGTTCCTTGCTTCAGCGGGCTATGACGCAGAGCGGGCTGTTGCAGCGCTTCCAAGAGTAGCAGCCTTTGCCCAAGCTGCAAATGCTGACCTGGCACGTGCAACAACATTACTTGCAGATGCCCAAAGCGCGTTAGGGTTGGCCTCTCAGGATGCCACAGAGAACATGGAGAACATGGCCAGGGTTTCAGACGTTTTGGTCTTGGCTAATACCTTGGCCAACGCCACTACGGAACAGTTCTCGGAGGCGCTCACCAATAAAGCGGCCGCAGCTCTTCGCCTTGTAAACAAGGACGTCGAAGAGGGTGTAGCCGTTCTTGCAGCATTGGCAGATCAAGGCGTGAAGGGTGCGGCAGCCGGTGAGCAGCTGAACATTGTCATGCGCGATTTGCAGAAAGCGGCCATCAAAAACGAGGAAGCCTTCGCGGATGCAAACATCACAGTGTTTGACTCAAGCGGCAACATGCGGAATCTTGCGGACATCATCGGCGATCTCGAAGATCGCTTTGACGGAATGAGCGACGAGCAAAAACGCGCAGAAATGATGATGCTTGGATTCCAAGACCGCTCCGTCGGTGCCATGATGACTCTGATGGGCACGTCAGACGCCATCCGCGATTACCAGAGTGCGCTGGAAGGTGCAGGAGGCACAACCGACGATATCGCGCAAAAGAAGCTAAAAGATTTCTGGACTCAGCTCGACCTTCTGAAGAAAAAGGTAATCGACATCGGCCTCACGATCTGGGAGGACCTTCAGCCGATACTTGTAGACCATCTGATTCCCGCACTCGAAAGGGGCGCGGAGAAAATAAAGGCTCTTAGCGAATGGTTTAGCAATCTCGATCCAAGGCTCAAAAATGCTATCTTGCTGTTCGTTGGGATTGTTGCAGCAGTCGGGCCTGTTTTGCTCATCCTCGGAAAATTGATATCCGGTGTTGGATCTGTCCTCAGCACTCTTGGAACACTGGTTGCGTTCTTCAAAACGACGCTAATCCCGGCATTGAGCGGAATATCCCTGACGACCGTTGCCACTGTCGGGGCCATTGCTGCAGTGGCTCTTGTCGCTTACGAGGTTTACCGGGCGTGGGATGAGGTTAAGGCTCTCCTTATCGCAGTGTGGGATCTGGTTAGGGCCCATGCGACAAATCTCGGCCTCAGCGTCTCCATCGCGATGGAAGAAATGAAACACGCTACACTCAACGCTGTCAACGCCATGCTTGAAAGGTTGGTTGTCCTCGAAAAGCTCCCCTTTGGAATCGGCGAGAAATTCGCGGGGATGAAGGAAGGCATATCAAAGAGCGCGGACGATTCGGCCAAGAAAATCGCCGACATGAAAAAGGCTGTCGAGGCAAACCAGAAGGAGATTGCAGGCGCAGCGGATCGCACAAAAGTTGCTTTCAGCGATTTGGGCAAAAAGATCGCTGATGACGTCGGGGGGATGATGGCGAAAGTGACCGGGATCATAACCGGTCCCGAGGGCTTAAAAGCCGTCGAAGATGCCCAGGCGCAGCAGACGGATGTTGTGCATGAGGAGTCGCTAAAGCGCATTGAAATCATGGCGAAAGAGACGGAAGAGATGGCGTCTGTCGCAGGCGACGGCATGGCCGAGGTTGTAAAAGCCTTGGTTGACGGTGGGCTTGGCGCTAAGGGTGAAGTCGAAGACATGGCTGAAGAGCTTGCGCAGGAGGTTGCGGACCGCTTGATGGGAGAATCCCCGCCCAAAAAGGGACCACTCAGGGATATCGACGAAGGCGGTTATATAGTCGGGCTTACGTGGGGGGAGGCATTAGCAGATGGCATAACTGCCAGCATGGGAAAGGTGGAGAGCGCAGCCGGAATCATCGCAAGCAGACTCAAGGAGCAGTTTGGCAAAGCCTTTGACGAGATTGGTAAGACCGTTGAAAAGACAATGGTGGACGTTGGCAATATGCTCCTCAGCGGTGGAGGCGATTGGAAACAGATTCTCGTGGGAGTCCTCTCCGCAGTCATCAATCAGATTATAGTCGCTGCTGTAGCCGCGATGGGTATTGCCGAGCTGGTCAGCAAGGCGCTCTCGCAGATGTGGAATCCTCTCGGATGGGTCGTAATCGCCGGGCTATTGGTTGCCCTGGCTGCTATCAGGAACAGCCTTGCGAGCCAATTAAGCATCAGCGCCGACGTCCCTAGTCGTGATGGCACGGCTCCTCCTGGCGGTGGGGGCAGAGGGGCGTCTGAGAGCCGTCCATCCGGAGGCCGTCAAATCTCAGAAATTACTGGACCGAGTCGAGACCTGCTCACGGATCTCCTTGCGCCACTAGCTCATTTGAGCCAGATCGTGGCACCGATCCAGGACATCAGAAACATGCTTGATGCTAGATTGCCGCACCCTGGCGAACTTGCGCTTGCCGGTGCAGTAGGCGTGGGTGGTGTCAGTGTAACGATCCAGACCCTGAGCATCAACGCGCCGACAGCGACAGTGGGCGACATCGGCAAACTGACAATCGACGAGAT